GCTAGAGGCACAGCTATGCACAAAATTTTAGAAAGAGATGTAGGAGAAGAAGGTTATCTAGACCTTACAAAGGTAGGTTTAAACGCTCATAACATGGCTATTAGGGTCATAGAGCAGGGTTTATGTAACGTTTCTGAGTATTATGGTATCGAGTGTACATTATTTTATCCAGGGCTATACGCAGGCCAAACTGACATGGTTGGAATACACAAAGGTGAGGACGCCATAATTGATTTTAAACAAACTAATAAACCAAAACGTAAGGAATGGATCACAGATTATAAACTTCAGTTAGCAGCTTATGCAATGGCCCATAACTATGCACACAAAACAACAATTAAAAAAGGTGTGATTATGATGTGTAGTAAAGATAAGTACTATCAAGAATTTATAATAGAGGGTAAAGAATTTCAAGAGTATCAACATAAATGGTTAGGAAAGGTGAGTGAGTACTATGAACATAGACGAAAAAATGAAAAGACTAAATAATTTAGCCAATGCTGCAAACAAAGCAACCGACCCTGGATTAAAAAAACTATGGTCTGATAAATGGCATCAACTTGTTAAAGAATATGCAGCCACAATCCACTAAAATTTATATAGGTTACGATAGTAAACATCCTATAGCATCTAAGGTGTGTGAGTATTCTTTGCGCAAACATTCTAAAGATTTAGATATAGAACTTTTAAAATTATCTGATCTTGAACAATTATATTGGCGAGAATATAAGGACCAATCAACAGAGTTTACTTACACAAGATTCTTAGTGCCGTATCTGCAAGACTATAATGGTTGGGCTTTATTTTGTGATGATGATTTTTTATTTTTAAAAGATGTTAAAAAAATTTTTAAATATGCTGATGACAAGTATGCGGTGATGTGTTGTCAACATGACTACACACCTCGAGCCATTACTAAAATGTTAGGTAAGAAACAAATACCTTATAAAAGAAAAAATTGGAGTTCTTTGATGTTAATTAACTGCGGTCATGAGAGTGTAAAAAAACTAGATTTATCAACGGTTTCCGAACAATCGGGAAAATATCTACATCAATTTGAATGGCTGAAACCGCACGAGATTGGTTCTATACCGAGACACTGGAATTGGTTAGTGAATTGGTATAAAGAAAACGATGAAGATAAGCCTAGCGCTTTACATTTCACGGAAGGTGGGCCGTGGATCGTGGACAGTGAATACAAAGATCTATGGTTAAAATATAAAAAACAAATGGAGAACAATAAATGAGCATGCGTGTAAGAGAACTACAACAATATTTAGGTAAATTTACTAACAATGAAAAAGGTACAGTCATATCAGACTGTCCTGTATATATTGAAACACAAGACGGACACTTAGAAGAGATTAGAAGAATAGAATTACAAGAAAATAAAATTGTAGGAGCACCTGAACCAGCAAGATTAGTTTTTAAGACTGAAAATATTCAAAGATGGCGCTCAATTACATACAAACAGAGTTAAAATGTTCCCTGGAACAGGGGTGGAAGCGAGAGTGGAAGCCCCATACATTATAATCATTCTAAACTAAATGTGGCAATGGAAAGGCAAGTGCAGTTTTATGCGGGTTTTTGAGGTTTGCCACGCATAAGAGGAATCTTGGGGGTATAAGTTTTTTTTTCCATTAAAAAAAAGTCGGTGGCAAGGTGGCAAGGGGGGTGTTTTTGGCTTATAAGTGTTGGTATAGGCAGATAATAAGCTTGCCAGAGCAGATTTCTACGGTGGCAGCGGTGGCAGGATAGGCTGTTTTACACCATTTCTATGTACTCTGCGCGCGGGGATTTTTTTGTTTTCAAAAAAAAAAAAATTGCCTAAATATTTCCCTTATAGTAAAACCAATTATGCCAAAACAAAAGCAGTATAAAAAATTCATACCTTTGAAAAATGCACCAGCAGGTAAAAATATATCTAACTATCCTTATGTAGAGATAGAATGGGTTGATATCGAGGGTGACGACGGCTGGAGTACATTATCAACACTAGACAAAGATAAACTTCCTGTTGCAGTGTCTAAAGGCTATTTATTAAGCCAGCGTAAAGGGGTTACTAGAATTTTTAGAGATTATATCAAAAGCAAAGAAGGCAATACTTTTGAAGATATAGGCAGTACTGTTATTATTCCAACGTCTGTGATAGTCTCTATAAAAAAATTAGAACTATAATGCCATTTAAATCAGAGAAACAAAGAAAATGGATGCATATTAATAAACCAAAGATGGCAAAAAAGTGGGAAAAAGAAGAAGCATCGGGTAATTATAAAAAGAAAAAATCTAAAAAGAAAAAATGAAAATACTAAAAGCTAATAATCCTGAGCCAGGTAGAACTCCCGCTGTTGTTGCACTTAAAGATTTATCAAATTTAAAACTTAGAGATAATTATAATCCTGAAACCATGAATGGTAGGACTAAAAGATATAATACTTATTTAAAAGATTCTTTTGACAAAGAAGGTATGAAAGATCCAATAAAAATAACACGTGTTGACAATGGTAGATGTAAGCCTTACATTAAGGTTCCCAAGGGCGGAAACAGATGTCACTGGGCCAAACAAAATGGCTACACACATATAGAAGCTTATTGGCTATGAAAAAAAATCCTACATTAACTAAAAATATGCCTTATGTTAAACATAATCAAATACCTCCAGTTAAAGGACCCGATCCACAAGGAATTAAAACACCTCTCCAACCTAAAAGATTTAAAACTATCCTTACTGTTTCAAAGCCGAAAATTTAATTTATTGTTTCTGTTTTTTCTGGTAACTCAGATGATTCTTCTGTTATGTCTACTGCTGTACCTTCTATAATGTCTTTGTGATCTTTTAAAATATCTTTCATTCTAGACTCTAGCTCTTGCTCTGATAAATTATCTATATTACCAGTCATAATTAATTTCTGATCTACATATAATCCACCGGCTTTACCACGTGCTACTTCTGCATTTGTTGCAGCACTCCAGGCACCTTTAGCTCTCGCATCATCTCTAATTTTTGCAAGCTCTGTTATGTGTCTTTCAAATGATATGCCATATTTTTCTTGGACCTCTGCTCTAAGCTCACCAATGTAACGCACAACCAAAGGAGATATTTTTGGATTTCTTAACTCACTAGCTGCCTGTCTAGGTCTAGTTTTATAGCCTGCTTCCTTTGCACATTCTGCAGGTGACATACGTCCCTCGTTGTAAACAAGCAATTCTGCAAACTTGATTTGTCTCTCTGTTAATTTAGCTGGCACTCCCATGACTTGACTTATATCGTAAGTAGGCGTACAAGTCAACGCACATGAGAATGATTCTAAATAGAGGTTTGCACGATGAAAAAAGAGTCTGACCTTTGGAAACTTTTAAAGAAAAATACACCTGAAATTAAGTGGACAAGACTAGAGTCTTGGTCATCATTTGGTACACCGGATCTGTTGGGATACCACGATTCTTGTGGTTTTTTTATGGTAGAACTAAAGCTAATTCATGACAAAAAAATAAGGTTCTCACCCCATCAAATACTGTTCCATTCGACCATGACAAAACGTAATTTCATTTTGGTTGGACAAGGCCAGGACGCCGGTCCTCGGTCCATAAAACTTTATGGAAGCTCCTCGATCCTCGGTCTGCTTGAGGACTTGCGTGAAGTCCCGCCTGTGGCCCAGGACGATTGGGGTCATATTATTTCTTGCTTGCTCGCGAACCGCTCGTGACCTTACGCTTGCTGGCTCGCTCGCTCGCTCGCTTGTCCGCTTGTGCTCGCTCGCTCGCTTCAAATTCTTTTCGCTGCTTTTCTAGCGCTTTGTAATAAGTGGGATGTTTCCAGTCCATTTTTAGTGTTTACCATAACAGACGTTAGCTGTCGACCTATCCCAACAGCTCCTGCAATCTTTACACTGGCCGCCCTGCTTGGGAGCCGGACAGGTCGAAACCTGCCCGCTTGTCACGGTCGACGTCCAAGGCCAAAAATTAACTGGCCCCTGGTCCACCATGTGAGAAGACATTCTAATTATTAAATTTTTTGGAACTGTTGCCGGGTCTATATCTTTTAAGAATTGCGCCTCGCGCGTTGGCATCCAGTGTTTTGTTTCCGGTGTAAGCTCGCACACTCTAAAAATTTTTTGAAGATGGACAGGGTCCTGGATATCTCCGGCATCGTGCCATCTAAAATATTTTTGTCTTATGATTTGGGCCACCATGGCCGCGATCCAGCGCTGGTCCTTCAACGCTTCGAGTCTTACATATTGCGCGTCTTTAATTGCTGGGTATCTTGTATAATTTCCCTTGAGCGCATAACAGCTAGCGCAAACGCTGCCTTTAATTTTACGTAATTTGCTGCCGGTTTTGCATTCCCAGGCCGGCAGGCTATAGGATAGGCCGGGCATTTTACTGGTCCGCGTTAGCGAACCAGTTATTTTTTTAGC